TAAACAAGGATAAAACCGAAAAGGCATATCCATTGTATTGGTGTAAATGTCCGCATCGTCCATCCTAGTCAAAGCATCGTAGTAAACTACGTCAGTGCTGTTCTCTGGAACAGGCCATAGCTTTAAATTTGGCGTCAATTGACGATCTAAAAAGAATTGATTGGGACGACTTTGTGTCGTTTTTGTCGGAATTGTCAGATATTCATCCCGGCTCAATCGCTCTAGCGAGTAATCTGTGCCGTCTCTACGAATAACTACCGACAAAACATCAATAATGTCTGCATCAAGAGCGTATTCACCCGTGCCTTGCGTCAGAGCTTGCGATCTTTGCTTGATCGTCCACTGATTAAGGCCACGGTTAGCCCAATCCGCCAGCAATAGATTAAGCGAACGTTTAGCCGTCTTGAGGTCGTAACCAGTACGCACCTCAAGACCACATCGCTCGAATGCTTCTTCGACGTAATCCGCTACGTCTAATTCAAAATCTTTGCTGTTAGATACAGTCATTTACTTTTTCTTCTTTTTAACTACGCCACCAGAGCGCATCTTTTTTGCCATGCCACCATTGCGCATTTTCTTTACGGGCGCTTTAGCCATGCCGCCGCTGCGCATTTTCTTAACAGGCTTTTTACGAGGTCTCATTGCCATTTTTTAATCTCCTATAAAGTTCAACACGTCTGTTATAGATGTCTGAAGCTATACATTCGCTATCATAACTATCATAATATCCTTTTTTGTCCAACTTGTCTGCTGCTTCTTGCAGAACGGTCAAACGCTGTACGAATATCATGCTGTATTCAGTATCAGTAATGGCTTCAATTGCAGTTTCTTGCGCCGTCTCCGACACATCGTCATCCGGATGAAAACCCATTACCCAGATGTCTTTATCAATAAACATGCCATTTGATATAGCTTCGTTTAAAGACTCTAAGTATTCATGAAAATCATAAGCGGACTTATCATTATGCACATCGACAATAATGGCTAAGTCAAAGTTATCGTCAAACTGTGATACGCACGAATATAAGACTTGATAAGAGTCATCGTACTTAAATAGGATGGCAACCTTCTCGTCCATAAGTGCTTTTTTGGCGTAGGGACATGGCGGTAGGTTGTTAAATTGGGGGCTAGGCTTTTCTAACGCAGTCTCAGACCATTGCAGTATTTCTTCTACAATAGCTTTTTCTGTGGACTGATCGTAAAAAGCTAAGTTCATGATTGTGTCACCGAGCCTTTTGTACGCTTGCGTCGGTTATTCATGACCTTGCCGCAGCCTCTGGCTATAGCTGTTCCGGCCTGTGCTTTGCCACGAAAGGGTCTTTTGGGCTTGGTCTCTACAACGCCGCCCGCAGCCATTTTCTTTACTTTGGCCGCCTTAGTGTTCGAAACAACTTGCTTTCCTTTAGAGCCTTCACGCTTCTTTTTACGAGCAGTCGAAGCTCTTTCAGACTTACTGAGACTCTGTGCTTTAGATCGTGGAAGGCATCGGTCAGGGTTCTTTTTATTTTTCGAAGTGCCGCATTTGCCTGCGATGTTACCTTGGCTATCAATTCGGACCCAATCTTCATCAACCCATTCCTGTAGCTTTCCCATTACTTACCCTTCCTTTTGCCACCCTTTGACTTTTTGGCGTAATTAGGGTCTTTGCAATATTTAGAAGCAGCAAGGTTTGCATAAGCAGATGGGTAAGTATCAAAAGTGCGCTCTGCCCAAGCTTTCCCTTCGGGACATATCTTGCTGCCCTTACTTTTAGAAGAAGCTTTCTTTGACTTCTTGGAATACGCCATATCTTCACCCCAGAAATTTCTGCACGAATGGTGCGATCAAAATTAGAACCGCAAGAGCCCATAGTTTAACGTCCAAAGACTTTAAACTGCTTTTATGATCGTCCAACCGCTCTTCAATACGTTGGTATCTGAGATTACATTCAGCCTCATGTCGTTCCAACTTGGCTAAAACTTCTTCCACCTTCATCCGATCCTCACCACGCTTTACAGGACCAGTATCTGGCGCTGAATTTATCTTTTGCCGTGTCACAGTTGTGACGGGCCCTGAAGTTTTTGCGCCTGCCCGGTTGGTCTTTTTTGATCGACATTTTGCTGTCGCCAAACCGGACGAGCTTAATTTCATTGCCTTTTTTGGCGAGGACGGCGCTTTTTTTGCTTTTCCCCGGCGTCCTTTTTGGTTTGTTGTATCCGGCAAAGGTTTCACCTCTATACTTTATCCGTCCAGACGGTAAGCGAGTAGCATCTTTAGTTGTAGCCATAAAAACACCCTAGCTATGAAACACCGTTACAGACGTACATGCTGTAAACACAGAAACATAAATGTCTGAAACTCTAATTCCTTCATCAGGAATGTTCACAGAGTGCGTATCAGAAGCATCTAAATCCATGTCAAGCACGGTCGATCCGCCGTTGCCATCGGTAAAAGTAATTCTGGGAGAACCCCCAGCAGTTTTAATTTGAACCTGTCGAATACGTGCAGGACCTACACCAGCAGAGCCAGTGGCGGTCAAACGGATTGATTTTACATCAGAACCAGCCATGTTCGCCCCCTATTAAGATAGTGCAGCGCCAACAGCCGTAACCCATGCAGCACCCGTGTTAATTACCAAGCAGTATTCGTCGTTACCTGCGCCATTGTCACTAACAATGTAAACAGTACCGACAGTCGTGTCGGCAAAAGCAGGAAGGTTCGCAGTTGTTACAACTGGTACTTCAAAACCGTTGGTTGATTGTACGGGGCCTGAAAAATGTGTAGTAGCCATGTTTTACTCCTCTCGTGTCCGAGGTCAACTCCCTGCATTTGCAAAGTGCAAGGATATATATTGAGCATTATTACTCAATACATACAATAACACAAAGCCAGAAAAAAGAAAGGGGCAACTTTCGTTGCCCCTCGCAAGTCTACAGGGAGAAGTCAATGTAAAACTGACAACTCCTTTATAGCACGTTTTACGCTCCGGGAGTACCGAAAACGGAACGCCAGTCCGATACACCAAAACTGTAACGCTCACGCGCCTTGAAGCGCATGTTACCAGTGTCAAAGTCACCTTCCATTGCCGTTTTAATTGGCGAACGGTTGAAGAATTTGAAGCCGTTAGGCGCATCAGTTTTGATGAAGTATGCGTCTGAATCAGTCAGGAAGTGGTTAACCACTGCTCCATCAGGAATCATACCCATGTTCTTCATAGCGTTGTTGTCGTTGTCAGCAGTGCCCGAACGCAAGTTAGAGTTAAGAACTCTCTCTGCGATGAACTGAAGCTCTTTAGGAATAATAAGCTTCATGCCGCGTACAGCGATCTTTAGACCACGCTCATCGGTCATACCAGCAATCTCAATCAGCATCTGCTCAAGCGAAGTTTCGTTGAGGTCAGCCGCTGTGGCGAGAAGGTTGCTCTGGTTGCCAGATAAACTTGGGTGAGCGTTTGAGCATAGTGCTGCACCGTCACCAATTGCAGAAGCACCCGCTGTGAACGCATTGTTCAGGATAGCGGCAGCTTTGATCTGCTTGGTTTGAGCCATTGAACGAGCCAATGCCTTGGTGTAACGCGACGCTAATCGGTCATACAAGTTATCTTCAATAGCTTCCTCAGTAATTGAGAAGGCCAAAGCGATGGTTTCGTGTGTGTAACGAGCAGTGTATGTCTCTTGTGCATCGTCAAAGCTGATGGCAGTGCCTTCGCCTTTAACAGGTGCAGTTGAGAAACCACCAAGCATAACTTCCTCTTCAAAGGCTCTGTCCGAAGACTCCTCTTCAAAGATTTCTCCATGCTCGTTCTCGTAACGGTTATATTCCAGCCCGAACAAAGCGTTAAGGCCGGGTTCTAGCTCTTTCGCTAGTTGACTTCTTGAAATAGCCATTTGTTAAACCCTCCTTAAATGCCCGTCGATGTCGCAGTAGTCTGCGAATCGAAACGGCTGGTTGGTGCGTTAAAATGAGCGTTCAGTCGCACAATCAGAGGAATACCAGCAGCAGTGTAATCACTGTTACCCGCATCATCCATAATACCTACGATACGAAGCGGTAGCGTCGCCGTAGTATTGATTGTTGAAACGCCCAAGGCGGATGTTGAACTTCCGTTGTCGGAAGAACCTGACCTAGCAGACGTGCCAAGTGACGCATTCGCGAAGACTGCGGCTTGAGCCGTTGCTTTGTCGGTTAAAGAAGCGTCAGACGCTACTTTAAACAGTTGGTTTGGATTGTCAGCTACAAACGCCTTTACAGGATGATTTGTATCTACGCTAACAGCACCCGAACCGGGCCAGTAGTTAATGAAAACCGGTTTCTTTGAAACCGAATCGACGTACTCCACCCCCATCAGGACACCCAATGCTTGAGTAGTACCACCGTTGGTAGCACCTGCACGATCAATAACGCCTGCGGCCAAAGGCACACAGATACCGTATTGATAGATAGCATTGGTGTTATCGGATGCGATTTCATACTGAGTTACCCCAGTAGAATTGGTCGCAGAACCGTTAAGCCCGATAGGACGAAGACCATAGGCAGTATTTGAATTTGCCATTTTAGTTTCTCCTAATTAGGGCAGCCCTACTTTTTTGGGCCACCGAAGGTTACACGAGATTGACGATCAGCGTTGCTGATCCTCATGGTTGAGTGTGCATTCTCGCGCATCATATCGTGGTCAACTGCTTCCATTTGGTCCCGGCTACGTTTATTAAAGTAATCGGTCCTTTCAGCAACAGTTTCTTCCGGTATTCTGGCAAGAAGCAATCCGCCTACTCCAAACACACCTTGATATTTACCTGATTCGACAACTGGCGATTCAAAGTCAGGGTACTCATCCTTACGGACCAATTCCCAACCTTCACGCATTTTGGCACTGATGTTCTTAGTATCATCAAATCCACGCGTTTCCGCACGAATCCAGCGATGCTTAAAGCCATCAGGGGCAGGTGGTGCATCTAACATTGACGGGGGAGCCCAAGGCTTACGAATTGCCTGCTTCTCCCTAGTTTCGTTGGCGCGAGAAGTTCTCTTTATGGCTGAACCCATTTCTTTATCTTGTTCTGTCATATCTTTTACTCCTTCACGTATTTCGCATATTCTTCAAGCGGCACACCCAATTTTTTCGCTATCGCGACTTGGCTAGGGGTGAGTCTAACCTTTTTCCCACTGCGCCCAGATGAACTTCTTGAGGCTCCTACAACCGTCTGAGCGGGTCGTCTGTTAGAAGCCGTAGCACCCGTATTAAACTTAGAAGCAATACGGTTGTCTAACTCAGTATAGTAGTCATCGCTCTGCGGGTCAAATCCTTCCTCTTCCACTAACTTTTTATGAATACCAAATGCGGCATAAGTCATGGCTTCGTCGGACCCAAACCAACTGTTTTTAAGAGCCCACTGTTCCGCTTTAGGATCAGGTCTCTTAGGTTGTTGGGCAGGCATTGGTTGACGTACTTGTTGTTGTGCAGCAGCTTGTGCCTGTTGCTGCGCACGTGCAGATTGCGCTTTCGCTTGTGCAGCGCGGTCTGCCTGAATTGCTAAATTAGTTAAAGCGCGTTGCGCTTGAACGGTTGCGTTGCTGTCACCTATCTCAATAGCTCTTGCAAGCGCAGCTTCGGCTTGTTGCATTTGAGTAGTAACACGGTTGGTATATTCAGACACGTAATTAGTGTCCAAATTCTGCATACGCTGCTTGAGTTGCTGAGACTCACTCTGTACGCCTTGAGCGTAGCGAATAGCCTCTTGTTCGCGCCTTTCGGCTTCGCGCATTTTTTTGGTAAGCCGGTCGATACGCTTTTGCGTAGCCGTCTCGGCTTTTTGAAACTGATCGTCGTTACTATCAGCCTCCCTTGATTCTGTATGATCCTCATTAACCTCTACTTCGGTTTCTTGAGAATCGCCCAAGTCTAGTTCGACTTGTTCTTTTTCGGCTTCAGCCATAACAATCTCTCCTTACGTTAATTGGTGAATATCTTCTGGGTCCAAGATAGTGGATAAGATTTCGTCGTCGTTAAGAATACGAACCTCACCGCCATCAATTTGGAAACGCGACCCGGCGTAACGTGCAAACAAAACCCACTGTTTTGCTTGGCACCATGGTCCTGATGGGAACTTTTCCTTGTCCGCATAGGCCAACGGGCCAACTTTAAGAACGTACCCAACCTGTGTGGAAACCTGACTTTTTTCCTGCACTTCGTTAGGCAAGAAAATACCGCCAGCGGTCTTTGCTTTACCTTGATAAGGAAGAACTAAAAGTCGCCATCCGGTAGGTTCAGGCATTCTTTCGAGAAGGGATTTACCAATTGCCTCTGGATTGAGACGTGGCTTTTCTGTGTACGCATCAGCTAAATTAGGCTTATCGTCTTTCTTAGCCTCTGATGGTTTTTTGATCGGTTCTGACGGACCAGTTTCTGCTCGCATGTTAAATGCAGCATTTGGTGCAGCAGACAAATCAATTTTTGTTGATTTAGTCATTAGATCGCTCCTGTTTATCTAGCAGGCTCTTGAGTTCCTGTTCCACGTGATTTAGACATTCCATGTTGCCCATAAGCTCACGATATTGCTCCATAGATTTAACGTTTCCATAAATCATTAAATCCGTCACCGATTGTCGCCTTTCTCTCAAGATTCGAAAGACCGCTTCGGCTATATAAATGTCATCCATTTACTCCTCGCATAATATCGAACAATGTCTGATATTATCGTAGCACATTATATATAAGATGTGCTAGGACAAAGTACAAACTTATGCGATTACCTCAAAATGTGGACCATCAATAAATGGCCGCCTACCTTGGCTTCTTCGTAGATCAATGTAAGCGTTCATAGCGTCCTCTGCGGTGCCTTCATACTCTCGTATGTCACCCTCGGACCACGCTGCGCCCCACTTAATTGACACACCCACTTCAATAGCAGCCTGTTTAAAAGCGTCACAAATGTCATCGTAGACGTTAATTTCCCAAACTACGTCTGAGCCATCGTAAGCTACAACGTCAACAGCATGTGAGTAGCCATCTTCCTGTACTAAATGCTTTGATTTCATAGTCTGTGATCGACCAGACTTGTACAAACGCTCTTGTTCTGCGAGTTCTCGCACACCATAGGTGACACCAAAGTCTACCTTAGTATATTGAATTGCTTTAGCTACAACCTGCTGTAGTTTTGGATGTACGCCGTCTAGTTTATCTAGGCTGCGTTGTGATAATTTGAAGCTCATTTTGCTACGCCTTTCGTCTTCTCGAATGATCTGAGACCGCCCAGACCCAACATACCCATCAAGACAGGCATCATCACGCTCATGTCGGCTTGCGGTACGGTTACTCCGAACCCGGCTGCTATGGGTGATATTAAGAAATTTACGGCTAAACCAAGAACGCATACATGTCCACATAAGGGCCTCCAAGAAGATTGAAAGAAGTTCCCTTTTGCGTCTGCGGTGTTTAGTGCGATTTGTGCAAGGGCAATCTCCTGCCCGTGCTTTTCGGCCATGGTACTAATTTCGTGGGCCAGCTTTGCTTTTTGGTCTTTGTCTTCGACGAATTTATCAAGAAGGCCTGTAACGGGTCCTATAAGTTTTTCTATCATAATTAACCTCCGCCAGCCAACGATCCAATACCTTCTTGCGATTCAGGTCTTTGGAAAGGGTTTGTGCTGTTTGCAGGGACAGTAGGTTGCGCACCGGTAAGTCCAAAGCTACTTGCTGATCTCACATTCATAGGTCCTGTATATGATTGTGGGTCTAAATCACCTACCGCACCAACAGGTGTTACCGTGTAGTTGCCGTCACCTGTGCCGCTGCCGGGTGTATAAGAACCGCCGGTAATGGTGCCTCCGGTATAACCGGGAATGCCACCTATGTTAATACCGCTAAAGTCTATATTGTCTAATCCGCCAGACTCGTAAAAACTATTCAACCCCGATAGTTGTTCTGGTGTCATTCCAGTAAGGTCAATACCGGCTGGAATAAAGGGGTACGGATTATCATTGACTGTTGGGTTATATGGATCAGCTATTCCTGAACCGGGTTCAGTTAAGAAACCGTCACCCAGCGTCAGACCTGCATCAAGGTTCGGTGAAATACCAAGGTCGTCTGGTCGAATACCAGCAAAGTCAAAATTGTTGTTTCCACCAAACGTAAAGTCATTACCTGCATTTACACCCGGAACGTTTACGCCCGGTGTATAGGCACCTGTTTCAGGATCGACAAAACCCCCAGCGTCTTGACCTAAACTAATGGCGTCATTCAAATTGAAATCAGACATAAAGTTTGGCGAAGTACCTTG